ATCCGTGAACTCCACGCCTCTTTTTATATTGAAGCTCCATTGCATATTGTTAGGATTGACAGTGTCTTTTACTGGCTCTTTTACATAGAGGAGCTTTAATTTGTGTTCGCTTATGCTTATATATAAAATAGCCCGCTTGGAGCTGAACGCTCCACCATAAGCCAAGTCTCTCTCAATATACTTCTTCACCCCTTTAACAAAGATGGTAGAACCAGGCGGTTTCTGTAATCCGATAACAGCTACCCCGTTCTTCTTCTTGCGGAATATGCCCTCTATCTCATCACCTACCCTTAAAGTCTCAGAGCCAACATCCATATAATCAATAACGCTAATATGGTTTTCGTTAATTACATCGGCAAAGTTGTCATATCTCTGATAAGTCTTGAATGGAGGTGGGTTGGGTATATCAATCCCAAAGTTATCAAACTTCCTCTTTAACTGCTCTCTGCCAGTCTCCGAATTAAAAAGGTCAACCAGAAAGTCATACATATTCAGTATTACCACATTAAGCAGAAACGCCGTCTTCCCTTGATTCTTACCACCTGCCACAATTACGATTGACTTCGGATATATCTTGGCATATTCTTCTAGCCCAAAAGGGAACTTCAATTTCACGGGCGCATCGCTTGCCGCTTGCCAATCCACCTCCTCTGTTTCAGTCTCTAGTTTCCTATACCAGCCAGCCCCTTTCTGTGGAACTCTCTTGATAACACCACCATCAACAAGCCTACCTAAAGCCTGATTACAGGTTTTTTTTGACATTCTTGTAGACAAATGTAGATACGAGTAGACATTAGTAGACGAAATGTCGCCGTTTGTAGACATCAAATACTCCGCTGTTTCCTCTGCTATGTTTCTAGTTGGGTCAGCTTTGAAGATAAGCTCGGTTCTCGCTAAAGCCTGCTCAATATCCTTGATGAAGCCGTTACCCATAGCTAAAGCCTTCACGAAATCCTTCACTTCACCTATGCTATATCCAAGAGCTTTCTGCCCCTTCACAAACTTCTTTAAATCAAACATCTACATCTTTCTTATATATATAAAGATAAAGAATCCCCCCACCCCCCAATAAGAGACTGTTTTGTATATACCAACCTAGTCTCTTAACCACCCTTACTCTCTTTAAGAATCTTTAATAGTTCTCTAAAAGACTGGTCTATATCTTTGAGAGCATCCCGAATATCCATTATGGCTATTCTTTGAGTGTCATCTTCTAACAACTCATTTAAAGAAGTATCAACCTGATAAGCCTCTCGGTCTTGGTCTTGTGTGCCAACAATCATCTATACCCTCCTATACAAAAAGAGAGGTCCACCCCCTTTCTGATAAACCTCGGATTTAATGCTACTCACTCAGGCATCTCCTGCCTTACTGTGTATCCTAGTAGCGGTTTTAGATTGTCTTTCACAAAGATAGGGATTCGGTATCTATCAAAGAGGTAAACCAAATTATCAACCCATTTCTTTTCGGGTGGCTTATAAGGTTTTGTTTGTGCTCCGAGAATAGCCCAGTCTAATCCAGCTATGGGTTTCTCAAAGAAAGCTATTCTACCGAGTATTGGCTCAAAGCTAATATACTTTACTTTAGCCTGTATTTGGTCAAGGTAAATCATAGCTCTTTGATACATTTCCCCATCGGTAGCAGTCACGCCCACCCAGCAATTCTCAGGGAAGGGTGAAAACTTAGGCAAGTTCTGTGGCTGCTTGGTGAGGAGATAGAAGCGACATTTAGGATAGCACTTTATATATTCAAAGACTTTTTCTTGCCATTCTTTAGGAATCCAGTCGCCGAATAATTCGCCCATATCACAAACAAAGATACCTCTTGATGCTTGCCACCTTAAATCTAGCCACCTATTAGCCCAGAAACGAGGATAGAAGGGATCGCAGAGAGCCTCCTTAACATCTAGGGCAGATTTAAGCGATTCTGCTGGTGGAGAGAGTTTGAGTTTAATAGCTACATTGTCATTAGCCAAATACCTCTGCTTCAACCGCCCATTAGCCAGCTTCCTTGCGTAACAGTAAGGGCAACCGTTTAAGCAACCTGTGATAGGATTCCAAGTATAGCCCTGTGTGCCATCGGGATTCTTTACCCACTCAATTAAGGTTTTTTGCATTACTCTATCCCCCACTCTTTGAGCTTGGCTTGCCAACAATCAGGACAATCTCTTTTCTTATAGTGTTTTGTATGCTTGGTTATTCCGTGTGGGCAAGGTTCCTCTCCCCAATCCACCACTTCCTTTCTGCCTTTTTGTTCCCCCGCATTATGAGCGTTAATAATAAGCTCCCTCACCTGATTAAGTATCTTCATTATCGGTCTTACTTGGCTTGTTGTTTTCACTTCCATAGTGCTGTAATCATCCATCACTTCACCTCTTTATCCATTACCTCAATAAGATGGTTCGCCTGGTCTTTGGTTAGCTCAGCGATTTTCTCTACATTCCAGCCCCATTCTCTAATAAGCTGTTTACTCCGTCTAGGTAGTTTCTCTTGAAGTTCCTTTAGCCTTTCCTTTTGCTCAGTGGTGATTGAACTATGTTGAGTTAATCGGATTGAACCCTCTGGCACTGACGATTCAATTTCCTCTCCCTTCACAGGAGAGGGTTTATCCTCAGTATCTTTTACTGCGGTTGCAGTAGGTTTTACTTCATTGTGGAGCCAGTTATAAAACTCAGTTGCTTGGCTAGGAATGTCCTTGACTGGTATAATCCCGGCTACCGCTAGGTCTTTGGCATAAGATAGGGCAAAACTTCGGCGGCTTAGTTCTAATTCCTCCGGGGATTTGCCTCGATAACCACCACCTTGCCCTTGTGCCTTCACCGATTGCCCATTCACGAAGATGTCTATGACTTTGCGGTTAGTCCAGCTTTCCCCTTCTTTTGTTTCAACCTCAGCGTCTATCTCTGTGTTCAGTTTGATATAAGGGAAGAGTGATTTAGAAAATACGCTGTATTTCTTACCGTCGGCATAGAACTCCTGCAAAGGTATGTTCTTATCACCGATTGTTCTTGGTTCTAGGACTCCTGTGATTGTTAGCTTCTCTCTAGCCATCAATCATCACCTCTCAAAATCACTCCAGTCCAAGTTTGCTCTACCATCTTCTTGCCCCGCTCCAAAGCCATCAGCAAAGCCTATGTCGTAGCACACGCTCATAATATGATGGATGTTCTTTGTCTTTAACCATCTTACATCGGTGACTTCCTCAATCCGCTGGATATTCTTAACCATTTTCTTTTCTATGGCTTCATCCATTGCTGTTGCCATCCTTTACCTCCTTTCTAACTGCCTTACCATTGCCCAAGGCGAAGTCGCTCCTCTAATATAGTGCGTGCTTCTTCTAAGATGTCTTTATTTATCTCTGCTTCGAGTGTCTCAAAAAAGTAACTAACCCAAGAGGCTCGCTGGTCAGGGTCTAGTGAGCAAATTCCTGCCACTGCCTCGTTAAGAGATTCCGCTAATTCTCTATAAGTCATTGATATTTCCTCCTTAATTGCCCCATCAGGCATCCGATAGTCCTACCGCCTGCTAATAGTGCCAGGCTACGAAGTGCCTCTAGTATCTGTGCCATATTGCCGCACACTCTAAGCAACAACACTGGCTACCTCTTTGCTGGGTTCTACAACACCCATTTCCCTTGCTGTCTTAGCCTTTGCTGCTGCCTCGATGATAGCCCAAGCGAGATTTGCCATTGCTTCGGGGGTCATAGAATACAAAGTGAAATCTCCACCTTCCTTGTAGCCGTTGATGCTCACGCTAGCCTGACCATCAAAGTCAAACCCTAGCGAATACTCGTTTGGTTCTCGCCCCTCAATGACCTTTACCTTGATTTCCTTCCCTAGCATATTCTGTACTGTTTCCATTTTCCCTCCTTTTAGCTGGTTAGTAGTCTGAGAGGGCTGTTTCAGCTCGGCTCCTAATCTACTACTTGATTGCCTTCAGCCCTGTCGTTACCTTCAGGGTAGCCAGCCTTTTTAAATTCAAATTGGCCTCGACCTTAGCCATTGGTCACCTTCATTAGTTGCGCTGGACTGTATTTCTCGTGCTTTCGCTTAATATCCTCTATTGCCAGGGAGGTATATTTCTCGGTTGTCTTGATGTTTGAATGTCCTAAAATAAGCTGGAGAGACCTTAAATCACCGCCCATTGCTACCCATTGTCTACCGAAGGTATGCCTTAATCTGTGTGGTCCTAGTTTCGGCCCCACGATCCCTATTCTTATCAAGGCACGGCTTACTATCCGATAAACTCCGCTTCGAGTTAGCTTCCCTTTATGCCCGTGGAATACAAAACCGTCTTTATGGTTAAGCTGTCTGAGTAATAAATCGGCAACAAACTCACTGATTGGAATTACCCGCTGCCCTGTCTTCCCTGTTACAGTGATGCAGTTGATGCTGAGTTTTATATCCTGGAATCTGAGATTGGCGGCTTCCGATGCCCTGATCCCCGTATCAAGTAACAGGCAGAGTAGGGTGGAATCCCGCTGGTTAGAAGTGAATAAATCCAGCAAGCTAATCTCGTTGACTTCTAAGGTGGGCATAATCTTAGGTTTGAGTTTAGGGGGTGAAACATTACTCATAGGATTGGTTACCCCATACCGTTTTTCGTGGAAGTTATAAAATGCCCGATAAGTGCGGAAGTAAGAATGCTTTGTTTCCTGCGTGCCATCAATAAACGCAATAATTGCCTCTATGGCGGCAGGATTCGTGATGAGCTTGTCGGAAAACTCCAACAAACGAGATAGTTGTTGTTGATACTGCTGAACCGTGCTAACCGCCAAACCACCCAATTGACGATTAGTCACGAACATCTGAATTGCCTCCAGTGTTTTCATTAGAATACCCCTCCTTCGGGGTAAATTGTAGAACGGATGTGTTAGAAGTATCTAGGCGATTTTGTCGTTTAAACTCAATCACCCAAACCCAAGGATTAGCCTCCCAGCCATAGCCTCTCTTGGCATTGAGGGAATCCCAGTATTCGGCAAAGTGGATGATTCCACCATAATAGCTGTGGTTTTTGGTATCACACGCAGAACAACCTTGTTCGTATCCTGCTAAAGCAAAGCCTTCCTTTTCAGCATCGGGTAGTGTTATCACCTGCAACCTCTCAACCCCCAACCCAGTAATCTCAAGCCATATCTCTGCCTCTGCTTTCTTCCAGATAAACTTCCCCTGCTTACTTCTTCTTACCCAAAGCCTTAAGCCTACTTGACCGTAGGGGCATTGTTTAACTAACCGTTTGAAGAAATCATCCTCACCTTCCCAATTTTGATACAGTCTTTTCCAGAACCAACCGTAAGAAGGGTGTTCAGAAGTAGCATTCCAAGCACCTTTGAATGGCTGTGGCTTAATAACACGCCTTGTCTGTGTCTTCCTGCCATCAAGAATAGCTTGAATAGATTCAGAAGAGAAGATTATCGGGCGTTCTTTGAAGAGAACCTGATTAAAAGTCAGGTGCTCTTCGCAAACTGAGCTAACGGCCCGGTTTTTACTTTTTGAGTGATTCAAGCGAAGACTCCCTTACCAAAAGTTTACCGTATCTCCTATCAACCTGCAACTTCCCCACCTTGATGTCATAATAAACTGCCTTTTCCGACTTGTCAAGGAGTTTAGCTACCTGCTTTACCGTTAGAAGTTTTCCACCATCTTCACTACGCTTGGTTAAGAATTTTGTCCAAATGTCTTTGATTTTTCTCATAGCTAAATTCTAAAACTTTTAGAAAACTTTGTCAAGTGCCAGCTATAAACTTGACATTTTTAATGGGGGTATGTTAGAATTTTCTCAAGCACCTTAAAAATTGAATAGGGAAGGCAAAGGATGGTAACAGATGACTGAACATACTCGGGAAGACGAGGCAAACAATGAGGCGAATAATCGCCAAGTTCAGCCTCAGTTATTAACCAAGACAGGTGAGGTAAAGCGTAGTTTTGACTTTCTAATTACCACTCCAGGGATGCTAAGGAAGGGAGTAGCAAGGCATGGGGATGGACTCCGAGGCTTTGTTGATTACAACTTAAAGCTCTTTAGGAGTGATGATAGAAAGTGGGCGTTATACCTTGAATGGGTAGACTTGGATGGTGATGGGCACAGGATTGTATTACCCCATGAAGTAGTGAATGGGATGTTGCAAAGAGCGAACTCAATCATTGCACAGTCAAGGAAAGAGCGAGCTCAACGGGGTGCTGAAACCCGAAGGCGAAAGCAGAATCAAACGCTGGAGTCAAAGGTAGAGTAAATAAATCTGTCTTCCCTATTCAATTCTTTTCGGCAAGTTTTCGGCAGTTTCTCGGCATATAAACAAAGAAAAAGCCCCCGTTGCCGAGGGCTAAATTGCTCAAAATATCGGTTATATACTCCATCCTTGATACTTTACTAGTGGAGAGGGCTAAACGCCCTAATTTTAACGAATTCTAAGGGGAAGTTGGCATTATAATTCTACCTTAGATGTTCTACCCTGCTTGGCGTCGGCTAATCCTCTCTGGATTGATGCCATTGCCTCGTTCTCAGGCACTTCGCTCTTGTAAGGGTCAGGCAGTTTCTTCTTGCGTGGAGCGGGTGTATCCATTTTGCGGATTCCCTCTAACAAACAACCACGACACAGAACAATCTGCATCCCTGAGAATAATTTGTATATCGCTACCTTTCTATCCAGCTTCTTACAGTAATCACAGAGTCCTTTATTGCGAGTATAAAGTTCTGTTTCGTTTCTCATTAGCTTGTCATACCTATTACAAATAAGATAATCCCTAGCAACGCCATAATCACCCAGATTTTTGTGTCCATATGGCGTAGCCTATTATTGACCATTTCCTTAAACTCCCGCCGATAATCGTCAAATTCCTCTATCGTTAAATATTTTCTAGGACGTCCTCTCATTTTGCCTCCAAGCAGATACAATCTATTTTCCACTCTTCTTGTAACTTCCCGATAACTACAGGCTGTTCTCTCAGCCCAACAGCGTCAAACAAAACGGTTCGTTCAACACCGTCTAATCCTGTTAAAGTCAATGGAGTTAAGCTCTCATCAAGCGTTTCTAAGTCCTTAATCTGTTGTGCTACGGTCTTATTAGAGAATCCACCAGAGCGGTTTACTCCGCTAACTCCTACCTTCAAGCTCATTTCAATCAACCTTACCTTGCCCGCTATCCTTGAAATCAATTGTATGCCCCCGCCTTCACCGTATAGTATCGGGGTGTAATCATCGTCAGTAGAAGATAGGACAAACTTGAACCGTATTCTTTCGCTCGCCTTCTTAATAGGCATTACATCTATTATCTCTTCGGGGTAGTTACCGCTTATGACATCTTGGTTGGTGCATCTTTTGAGTAGTGTCCAGTTGGCACTAGTATCACAATCCCCGTCTCCCTTTAGCTGATAATAGACCGCAATCTCGCCGTCAGTTCTTACCTTGCTCGTTACCTGTAACTCTTGAAAGTATTTGTTAAGGTTAGAGAAGGCGGTTCTATACCAGGGCGTGATGAAATCCCCTGGTGATTCTATCTCATAGCCCACTTCGCTTGTCGGGTCGGCATAAGAGGTGGGGATTTGAATGTCTTTAAGATAGTATGTAGCGTCTCCTCCAAACTTGAGTTCAAGGAAATAAAGGGTTCTAGTAGTTGCTGTGGGATTATAAACTCGCACTCTTGCTTTCGTTACATCCTTCGTAGCACCTAGAGAATGGCTATGCCAGCCAGTTGCCTCCCAAGTATCTTGGTAGACATCATTCCAAGCACTGTCGTAATAAGCATCTATGTCTATTATTACCCCTAAATCTTTGAAATAATCTGCCCCATAATAAGAAATCCTACTAACAGACAGACTAGCGTGTGTTAATTCCAAATAATCACACCAACTATAAGCGGTTAGAAGAGCACTAGCAGAAGTGCCGACATCATCATCGTAAGCGTTTGTCTTATTATCCCAGCCACTTTCAGTATCAATAAATCCAGTAGGTGAGGTTTTGTCTGATAACAGATAATCCCCTATATATAATTTCTTACTCCCAATAGCATTAGAAATAAGCATCGTTGATATTTCTTCTGCTGAATCTGTGCCGTCCCAGATAGGATGCCATCTCCAGTCTGTTGAACCGTCTATGGTCTCCCACCTTCCAGAGAGGATAATACATCTCGCTGAGGTTTCAATGGCGATATATAAATAGTCTCCGTCACCAGCTAGAGCGGTAATCTTACCGTCGTATCTAGTGTCTCCGATAGCGAACCTCACGGGGGATAGTGCCTCCACCGTGCCGTTAGTAATATCGTATTCGTAAAGAGCGTTTACTCCAGAAGGTATGTATAATTTGTCCTTCCAGAAGTAGATGGGATAATCAATGTCCTTATTAGCTTCAACCTTCAATCCTTCTATTAAAGGTATGACGGAACTACCCGAGAGATAATAAAGCTGGTCTTCCTTGCGGGCAAATACGGTATCAGGGTGGTCAACCAGTCCTGTAATCTCGTAATAACTACCTGCTACCTTATAAGATGTGCTAAAGGCAGTTCCAGCGTTGATAGGATTATCGCTGTCCGTCATCGTATTCGTTGAATCGGTAATCCAGAATTGCCCGTCACCTACATTAGCCATATATTTAGCATTGGCTACTGTTGATATGGTGAAAGTTACAGCATCGTCTGTATACCAGAATTTGGCATCATACCCCTGTGCGATAAATAACCTCTGATAAGTCGGGTTAGTTCCGCCTGTTGCAGAGGGATTCTGATATACGCATAAATCCGTAATAGCTGCTGGAAACTCCATTATCACGCCTAAACCAGTAGAATCGTGCTTGAATAATAAGTCGCCATAGGCATAGTAAACAGCACCTTCAAACTCTGCCATCGCTGTGCATTTAGCTAGAGTCCCGCTGTCTGTTGAGACTTTAATATCGTCAACATATAAGTAGTTATCACCAGTTAAATCGGTATAGGCTTTTATTCTTATTCTTGTAGCATCAGCGGCAAGAGTGACTTCCTTAGAAATTAAAGCGTAGCTAGTGCTGTTTATGTCATCACTCCAGGTAGTGTTTCCGTCCTTGTCCTCAATGCCAATCTTGGCTAAACCAGTAGCAGTAGTGACTTTGCAGCGTGCCGATACTGTGAAAGTCTGGCTCTTGTTTGTAGCAGTAAAGGCTAAATCCTGGTATATTGAACCATCAGCCCCGTTATGCTGCATCTTAACGGCATAATCACCGTCATAAGCATCATCGCCTGTTGCCTTTGCTACCGTTCCACCAGTAGTCCATCCCGTAGGAGTGTTGGCATCATCCCAGTCCTCAAAGTGGGAGTTCGTTATCTTCCTGTATAAATTAGAGGAAACATTCGTATCCGTATTCTTACCGCTTAATATAACCTTCCCTTTGAACCTTGCGTCTGTGTTGATCGCCCGATAATACTTAGTGGCATCGTCATACATTAAATCTTGTAAGCCACCTCTCCAATCCAACTGCTGAGTTACTATCTGCCTTTGCGGGGAATAATTCACATAAGACGCTTCCCCTGTAATCATAGAAGCAGGAAGTAAGGAAATATCCGATACCCGCCACATCTTCTTGCCGTCTGATTCAGCGAGCTGATAACCGTAAGGAATGCCATCCTTTACAAAGGTTACGTCAAACGGGCTTGGTGAATTCCATCTCATCTTCGTTTCCCCCAAACTGCCTTCGGTAATTTAACCTCTCTAGGCCACGATGCTTTAATTTTTGTCTCATACTCCTCAAGCGTTATACCGTCTTTCTCTAGCTCTTTCAGGAGTTCGTCCTTATCCTTCTTTTTTAGCTTTGGGTAATCTTGGGCACTGTATAGTTTCATACCGACCAGCTCCAATCAATCGGAATTTTATCAACCATTGGTGGCATAAACCTGTGTCTTATCCGATACCAGTAATCCCACTCCCATTTATCGGCTTGTGCCTTAAAGTCAGCGACTTCTGAAGAGTCAATAGTAGCAATCACCTTTCTATAGAGATTAGCAGCCCCCTTCAAGGCGATAATCTCAGCTTGCTCGTCTGTGTTTAACTCAGTAATGGAAACATCGGTAGTGAAAGCCACTAATTGTGATTGCCCCACACAAAGTATCAATTCGGTATCCTTGACATTAGCGTAGAATTTAAGAATATCCCCAGTGATGACGCTGTAATTCAATGTTCTACTAGGAAATAAATTCTTGGCAATAAGATACTTATCATCAGCAGTCCAATACTTGTTAGTGCCAACAGAGCAGTCAGCTATAGCGGCTGTTACTGTTGTGGAATCATTATCGGTTATGGTTGCATAGCACCCGTCTGTGGTGTTATAAACAATATGCCCGATAAGTTCATCATCATCCCAATTTTGACTGCTATCGGTTAATTTAGTAGCCTCAGTAGCCCCAGTATGGTCTCCAGAATAACAGTCATGGATATACAACTGCTGTGGTATCCCGCTGAAAGTATCTCCTATAATGCTTGTTAATAAATACTCTTGGTCTGTGCTGCCCTGCCCTAATAGAACCCCCGTTATCCTGTCGTAGAAGTAAGGGTAAGAATCCACTAAGGCACGGTTTATTGCAGCCAGTTTATCGGCAATAGAGAAGCGAGACAATGTATAAGCCTTGCTTGTTGCTACCTGTGCTGCAAAGGCTTCATATACGGTCAAAGTCCCGCTTGGTGATAGAAATGTCTTTACCTTCTTTTCTTCTAAGGCGACCGTCATATAGAGATACCAGTCTTGAAACCAGTCATCGGGGTATCTAGCTAAAGAAGCATCAATCGCTGTCTTCATATCGGTAGCACCATCAGCCGATGTAGTGCCACTGATAGCATTATCGCCTATTAGCTCGTCTAGTTTAGTCCGCACAACTAATAAAGTCTTACTCATTAAGTCACCTCTTCTACTATTTCAAAGATATATTCAGGCACATCAGTGTAAGAATCCTTTGCTAGAAAGGCGTGAGCTGTGTATTTGCCTAATACCGCTGTTGCCTCCGATGTGTAATCATAGGTATAAACACCTGGTGAGCTGTATCCCATAGGTTGTTCATCCTCCACAAGTTGGCCGCTTGGGTCTTTTATGCTGATATTGTGAGTGGTAACATTGGTCAGCACACCTTCTACCCAGAATCTCACCCTTATTGGCACTGTTGCAGTTCTTCTGTATTTATCCATCTCTTCTCCCTATCTCTGATTTATAAGTAGGACTTTTGTCCAGTTTTGACTTATATTGAGGATTCCTTGACAACTCGGATTCGTAAGGTGTATGAGCGTCAAGGATTGATTTGGCGTTTATTCTTGTTATTAGTCTCCCGATAACTGTGGCTACTCCAGCAACAAGCCCTGCTAACCTCTTTAGAATCTTGGTTGCTCCTGTAACCGTTGCCACGCCCGCCGATATTCCCGCTATCTTCTTACTGACTGGTAGATTACCCGCTACCGTAGCAACCCCATAGATTACGCCTGCAAGATACTGAATATATCCTACAAATAATGTCCCACTAACCGTTGCTATTCCAGAGATAGTTCCTGCCAATTTATGAGTGACTTTTGTTGTCCCTGTTACAGAAGCTATCCCTGTGACAGCCCCCGCTATTTCACGGGTAACTTTAACAATTCCTGATACGGTGGCTAGTCCGCTTATAGCCCCAGCCAAGTATTTAATCCTCGTATAGGTTAAGTTGGCGACTACCGATGCAACACCAGCGGAGATTCCCGCCAGTTCCTTCAGAATCTTTACCGCTCCTGATACTTCAGCGATTCCAGCTATCGTTCCTGCTACCCTACGAGTGGCTTTAACAGCCCCCGATACAGCGGCTATGCCCGCTATTATCCCTGCTAGATACTGAATACCAGCTGCTGTGTATCCAATAGTAAGTTTGGGCTGAAGGTCTGTATCATCAGTATATTCTTTGGAGTGGAACCACGAAGCAGCATAGTCCTCGTCCCCAGTAACTGTTTCATCTTCATACTTTAGTAAGAATTCAGCAGGGATTGTGTTATTATAAGCATCCTGCACAATTGCAAGAACATTCCAGGACATCCAACCGTAATCCGCAGGAACGACTATACTGTCTCCTGCAGGACTTGAGGTTACATAGTCTCCTCCGAATGCTGTCCAATCGGTAGTTCCCTTGTAATCATACCAATCAACCTCTAACTCTACCCAATCTGTATGGGTTTGTTTATATACCCAGATTGTCTTGCCTACTGGGTCATGAAACTGTCCAAAATAATAGTAAAGCTGCAAACTTGCTGAGGTTATTGTAGCATCAGCAGGAAGTTCTGATATATCAAATTCAAGGAGCGACCTCGTTACACTATTTATATAATCATAACACTCTATCCAAACATAATTGCCAAAGTTAGAGTTGGGAGAGCCGTGAGAGATGTAGGCATCCTTTACAGTAGGCTGAACTACCAAAATGCGTGGTGTGGCTTTAGTTAAATCACCAACAACCGCTGCAATGCCCGCTACGGCTCCTGCTATCTTCTTACTAACGGGAAGATTACCAGTAACCGAGCATACGCCGCTGACTATTCCTGCTAAATCCTTAATACCTGCTATACTTAAAGTGCCGACTACGGTCGCTACCCCGCTAGCTGTGCCTTTAATATATTCAATAAGCCCTGTGGTTAAAGAGCCTGAAACAGTAGCTATGCCAGTAACTACGCCTGCTAATGGGTGGATGCGGATTATCTTACCTGCTACAGTCGCTATACCCGCTATAACGCCAGCTAACTTTCTTGGTGGTTGGTATTCAATATGGAGTTTAGGTGCATAAGAAGGACCTAATGTGCCATCATAAGAACTTCCGCCTCGGCGACCATCGTAAATGTGCGCACTTCTATCATCAAAGTCTTCCCAGAAGATAACTATGTCATTCCCAGACTCCCAGCCTTCCCTATTAACAATCTCTTGAATGACTGACTTGAAATCAATACTATCATACCAATTACCTGCTACCTCAATGGGTATATTGTCCCAGTCTACTCTAGCAGTTGTCCTGTTTGCCCAACGAGCATCAAAGGCTACTTTATCATTAGTAAAGGTTGGAGCATCATCAATATCCTCAGCACTTATTCTTGTTCGAGAAACTTCATCACCACCAGCACCATAGTTCCCCTTAGCATATACAGAGAAGTATGATTGAATAATGATTGCACCTGGAGGAGCTGTGATATTAGTATAGCGTGCACCAGTGCCATACATAGTTGCAGCCGTAGGAGTAGAACCGCCAGCCTCAAAGTAGGTGGGAGCTGTCTCAAAGGTATCTGCCCCAAGTCTTCTCTGCACATCATCACTACTCGCAGAAACTTGCCTATCAATTATTACACTTCTTTTAAGAAGTCCTGCTACTGAAGCTACTCCATTAATAGCTCCTGCTATTTTCTTGAGAATACTAGCATCGCCAGTTATAGACGCTACGCCATTGATAATCCCAGCTATCTTTTTGCTGACCTTTATAGCCCCTTCGACTCCTATTCCGCTTCCAGTGCCATAAAGACTGATAGTATAACCAGCATATAAAGTATAGGTTGCTTGGTCATTAGGGTCTATATGTTCACCTGCTGTATCCATACAACCTGCACCGCCAGTAGTAGTTCTCTCTAAAAGTGCTGTTCCCGATGATGTATAACAACCAAGATAGTCGCCAGCCTCTGTAGCTAAGGAAAGACCAGTAAATGTTCGCTTAGCACCAGCGGCAACATCTCCTAGCACCACGCTATCTCGGCATTTGTAGTCATTTCCAGATATAAGATAAAATGTTCCTACCCTGAAGCCAGTTATATTACTTGCAGCCCAAACTTCAATAGTATCTATTATCCCACTAGTATTAGCAGGATTCTCTAAGTTAAAGCCTGTCCACCAAGCTTCCCAAGTTGCTGGTCTCTCTATTGCTGGAGCACCAATCTCTAATGCTGAAATACCACAAACACTTAACCCTTTTAATAACCATTCGCCTGTTAGTGCTCCTGAAACCGCTGCCACACCAGCAGAAACCCCTACTAGATATTCAATGCCTGCTTCTTCCTGCAAGTCAAGGTTCTCAATATCAAACTCAGCGAAGTGTTGAGCTTGGCTTGCGTCCCAAGTATTGCAGGCAAAGACATACCGAAACTTATAGTCTGCGTGTAATTCTAATGTTAAAGTATCGTCTAAGTTTGTCCTGTCGCTATCAAGATAAATCTTGCAGGTAAGAGTGTTAGTAGGAGTGCTAATCTTTTTAAGGGTCAGGTAATATGGAGTGTTGTAAGCCGAATCGTATGAATCATTATAGCCATCTCCCAGATAGTCGTCATAGATTCTAAGATATACCAGCGTCTCGGTCCAAGATATTGAATGGACTCGTATATTCGTCTTATCGGCAGTGCGTAATCCGCAAGCATCATCAAGGTCATTACTCAGCATCCAGGAGATTGCGTGTCTTGCCCAATCCCCTGATACTGCGTTTATATCTATCTTGTGTTCAAAATCACCAAAGTGGTCAACACCTTCATCCCAATAGCGGTAGGCATCCTCATTCATCCAGGCATCAAAGTCAATATGATTCGTGCCTACTAAATCTATATGGTTATTAGGGTCAACCTCTGTGGAAGTAGTGAAGTCTTTTACAGCCAATTACTCCTCCACTATGTTATCTACATCAACAGTCCAGTTGGTTGATTGCTTCAGGAGCTCTCTGTTAGCGAGCAATGGGGCGATAATCTTATTCTCGAACTCCTCAAAAAGCCGAGTAAAGTCATCCCATTGGTCTTTGGCTAACTGAGGCTTGTAGGGATACCGATTCTTTACTTTCTGAGGGAATTTATCCCATTGACTTTGAGTAAGCCCCACCTTATACCACCTGCCCATACCGTTATGAATCAGTCTTAATAGCTCTTGAGCACGATAGCAGTATTCCGTTCGCCTTCTTGGACTATCACAATCTACTGGAAACCTTAATGCCATAATCCTCCTTCAAAAGGGTAGTTCTCCTCTCCCCGTGCGGGAAGAAAACCAGTTCAGTTATAGGGAATCTTACCTCGTCATCTGGAGAGGGAGTTGCGCCGTTTATGATAACAGCCTTATTTATAAGCCATCTTCTAATCTGGCTATTAGACGCTCTCCCTGTTTTCTCCCTCTCAACAGAATCAGGCAGAAACTCCAGCCCCTTGAGAAACTGAAACGCTGTCATCAGTCTTCCGTGACATCTAAATCGCCGACTGCAAATTTGGCAGTATCACCCGAGTCTATGGTCTTGTTGGTTGTCAATTCAGCCCAGTAGAGCAAGTTACCAGCAGTCAGGTTGTCAAAGATACCAAAAGCACATATTGTGCCCCAGGATGCTGTAGCTTCCACAAAGGTTATCTCTGCACCGTTAGCCTTAGCACCCGCAGCTGCAGCAGGCCAGTTGGTGTCATTGTTGACAACTACCTTTCGAGCATAAGAACCAACCTCCGTATTACACTCTGTTCCACCCCCAGCATCGCTTGGGTCTGCTGTGTATAAAGCTACATACACATTAGTTGGTGCTGTATAAGCAGCGTTGCCTAATACGTGGTCTAATACCTCCAACTCCAAGAAATCACTTTTTGAACCAGCCATTTGTTTTACCTCCCGTGTTTATTTTTATATTTACAGTGAATAATTCACTGGTTGCTTCCTTTTCATCCGTCTCTAATCTTTATTGAAAACCATTCGTTCCAAGGCAGGAACCCTGCTTCTTTGAGATAATCGTCAAACTTCTCGCTGTGGTCGTAATGCTGTGGTATTTTGTGCTTAAAGTCGTTTGAGTGATAAAACCCTGTGCCCAGCTTTGCCTGCTTCCCTATATCAAGAAGGAAACTCCGTAAGTCCTCAATATGCTCTAGCACGGAAACCGCCATAATATAGTCGAACTTGCTATAGTCTGGCTTTCTGGTTGTAAAGGTTACATTCTTTAGTTTATGTTTCTTTTTTACAAAATTGGCGAAGTCTATCGCACACTTGTTTATGTCATAGCCGACAACTTTATTACCCTTCTTTGCTAATTTCATAGCTATCGCACCTACGCCACAGCCGATGTCAACAATCCTCTTGTCTTTTAGTTTGCTCACTGGCATAAACCGCACATTCATATATGACGGTGCCATAATGCAGTCAATATCATCTAAAACATAATCTTCATTATGTCTATAAAAGTCCTCTGGCTTGCCCTTCCATTCTGTGAAAGCCTTTGCTGTTGTACGAGAAGCACCCCTAACCTCTTTCGTTATGTCTCTGCCAAAATACTCACGAGCATCCTCTAGGATTGTAGGAGCTACCGAATCCGTGTTCTTTATGGCTTCCTGTGCCCAGAAGATTTGCTTTTTCTCGTGTCCTAGCTGTATCTTAGTATCTACATAAACCTTCTGCCCGCTTGCCCTTACTTTATTACAGAAATCATAGTCCTCGGAGAGATATATTCTTTTCTTAATATCCGCTCCGCTCTCAAAGAACGGATAGCACTCAAACGCACCGCCCTTATGAAGTAGTGGAAGATTCAGCTTGTCCCTCATTATCTCAAGAGCTTTCCTTGAAATACCCACAAAGCCCGTTGCTAGATAATCAATGTCCTCGATTCCCCCACCAATATGTAGTGGTCTATTAACATTATGGCTTGATAGAAACCCCGCTCCACTAACGGCATATAACCCTCCAACTACGCCGTAGCCTTCTTTTAACGCAGCAAGCAGATTGTCCAGATTAGCTTCAGTGAAGAAAATATCGCCATCAAGGAATATCATATACGGCTCATTCCTTCTTGCAAGGAAGTCATAACAGGCAACACTCCTCGCCCTTCCTATCGTATCGCCAAACATCAGCTTCCACTCAAAGTCATACTTCTTGTATAGTTTATTAACGCAGGAGATAGTCACTGCTGAAACAGAACCTAATTCAGTTGTATAGATTACAAAATCCATTATCTAAGACTTGGGTTAAAGCTAAAACTAAAAGTAGATAGTTTCTTCTCTACCTTCTTACTACCGCATTGTGGGCATCTCTTGTCCCATCGTTGAGACAAAACCTCAAACTTTAACTTGCAATCTTTGCAGATGTATTCAGCTAGCATTTAATAGTATTTCTTCTCTCCTCGTTGCTTTCTTCGCCTGAAGTCAGCGTAGTCTTTTAGTTTCTCGGCGGTTTTCTTCTTTTCTTCAGGCGTTTTCTTGATGTTCGGCTTTGCCCTTAATTGCTCTCTGGTCTTTTCTTCCTGTGTTTGGATAATATCGTGTAGTTGAGACTTATCCATCTTGTCAGCATCAGGGATAAAAACCTTCATCTCTTTGCCGTTTTCTTTTATATTCAATACTTTTGTAGTCATAGTTAAATAGTGGGCGATGATTAGAGGCTCACCGCCGAAAGCCTGCTACTCTAGCTGTAGCATGAAGTAAACACTACCGTAGTTAGATGTGTTACACATAACTCCGTAGCCTGCTCTTTGTGGTGAAGTTGTGACAGCACCCGAAGTCTCAGTGGAAGTAATCCCACCAGTATTACCAAAGTACACATCTTTGTCGTTTGCACCAGAACCAGGCCAGGTAGCGATATAGTGTCCAACACAAAGCCCTTGTGTTTGTCCCCAGAAGTAGTAACCGTTAGTTATTACGGATACCTTCCGAAAACAAACAAAGGTCTCGTAAGTCGAGGCTTCAGCCTGTGCATTTACACAATTACCGTACGGGCTAGGTAAAGCATCAACAGCACCATCCGTTATAGCTACCGTTAGGGGAGCATCCAATGTGATGCTAAGAGTTGCGCTTGTACCAACAGTAGAGCTTACAATCCTACGAGTCTGTCTCTCTGCCGTAGAACCACCATAAAAGTGTGCTACTCCGCCCTCATAGAAGTTTACAGGTCTTGCAGAAGCAGTATTGGTGTCCTTTATGGTTATGACAAAGTCTCCTATAGCAGCAGTATCGCCGCTAATGTCCACAGTAGCCATATCACCATCTGCGTCGTCGGCTGCGAAGTTGGCATTGGCAACTGCATACTCAATAGTTCCTGATATAGCTGCACCCGCCTTACACAGTCGGTATATACTACCAAACTCGTCCATAGCAGGAGTGCCTATCATACAAGGCTTGTTCTCGTACTGTTTGTAGATTGACTCAGGACTCAATCTAGCAATAATTGGAAAACCCATTCATTTTCCTCCTGTTTTCGTTATTTTCCAACCTCGCCTTTGATAGCGAGATTTTGAATAAGGGTCACAAGGCAACCGTAGCTTTCGACCATCAGGTAGTAAATACCAAGCCCACGGCTGACTGTCACGCAAGTCCATTTCCCATTCTATTTCGTGATACTGACCTTTATTCATTGTTTTCTTTATGTAGCAACTGTGGTAGCGATAGTTCCAACTAACGCCACTGGTGCACCGTAACTGTCATCCAGCTCAAAAGCACCATAGTCGCTTGTCAACACAACTTCCCAACCTCTGTTAGAGATGTCTTTTTCTCTCTCAACCAGAGGTGCTTGACTCTCCACAAATGCCAGAGCACTCTTGGAGAAAACTCCACCAATACCACAAGTTTGACTATCGTGTGTTGCGAGAGTGATGTTGCCATCCTCAAAGATAGACATCCCGTTGATGTTCATCCTGAAGAAGTGCCGCAACATATCCGCAGGGTAGTCAAGGTCTTGTAATACAGTAGTAGCACCCACGCCAGCAGCAGCCTTAGCTGTTACCGCAACCGAGTATGGATGTGCAACAAGGCTTATCGGGGCTGGGCATTTCGCTGCCTTTGCCCAAGCAACAGCCGCAGTAGCGGTTACTAAGTCGAATGTCAAGGCATCATCTGAATAGGCGTTATCACTGATGTTTAGCCCGCCATGTAAGCCAGCTAACAAAGCCAGTAAGTCTTCGTCTATCTTGCGTTGCAAAGCATCGCCCATCTGTCGCCCTACAATTCGGAATACATCCTCGTTCTCTTGGCGAAGCAGTTTATAGGTTAAAATAACCTTTAACCCAACTTCGCTGGTAGTGAGGTCTGTAGTCGTCATGCCAATGTCCTCGCTCTCAACCAAGTCAACGCCATCCGTCAGGTCGTGAGCTGTCATCTGTGCAACTTTAGGCACGGTGATTTGTTTTTCACCCTGCTTGAGCCTGAATAGCTCAACAAGGTTTCTCATGACAGCGTTGTGCTCAAGTGTATAGCGACACTGTGCTATGACAATCCTTTGTGCATCATCCAGATTGCCAGTAGTTGCAGTCTGAATTGCCATCTATTTTGTTCTCCTGTATTTATTTTCGTTCTTTTAGAGCCTTCGTGTATTCTGCTGTAGAAATTAAGCCGTCTGCATACCGTTGCTCAATCTCGGCGAAAGTCCTACCTGCAGCACTAGGCCCACCAGTCTCAGATTTTGTTAATCCATAGTCATGCTTGAGAGTGTGTTGCAAGCGTTCCTCGGCTTCCTTGTCCCGCTGTGTTTTAACTTCCTTGCGTAGTATCTTTAACACCTCACTGGGGTTTTCAAGATTCCACACCTTCTTCACAACAGGATGTTCTTTGTCCCAGCCCATATCCTCGATTATTGACTGTGCTACCACAGCAGCTCTTAATTCTTCAGGGTCGCCAACGGGAGTTTCACTTACAGGCTTTGTCTCCACCTGCTTCTTAGATTCCTCCCGCTTTTGCCTGAGTTCATCAAGATGACTTCTTCTGGTTGGCGGAGGTTGCTCAATACCCTGCCCGCTTCTCATCTCTTCGAGATAATCAGCCTGCATAGCTTGATATTCCTCAATACCATCCAATCTGATAGTCAGTGAATCAAGGACTTCAGCACGCTTGCCTAAGTCTCGCTCTTTCTCAATTACGCTGGATTCTCTTCTTTGACTTTCTTTGTAGAGGTTGTCGTATCGCTCTTTTTCTCTAGCGATTTGAGTTTGCAAATCCTCTATCGAAGGCTGAGTTTCTTCCTTTACTTCTTCAATTAGTGGAGTTTCCTCAACTACTAAATCAGTAGGTTGTTCCTCAGTCGCTTCTTCTTTATTTGCCATTTTGTTAAACCTCCTCTCCAGGTTTGTGAGTTAATCCTCACTTCCTGGAATATAAGAAACCGCCCATCGACCAAGGCGGTAATCTTAATTAAATTATTAAAACCCCCTATAATTTCGTTGACAGTGGCACTTACGGGGGTTAGGACTACTTCTGATATATGTGTTAAGTTTTAACCCTTGGTTTTGATACCCTTATTAGCTTTGGATTATAACTATTTTCTTTCAAAATCAGGGTTGACATCAATGTTTAATTAAGCCAATATACGGCGGGGTGCATATCTATCGGATTCAGCCTCTGCTGGGGGGTAGATGTATGTTAATCGTTGGATATGTGCCCCTAATTTGACAAAAGATTGAAATGTGGTTATGGTTAAAATATGGTGAGGTTAAAAAACGCCATTAAAGCGAATCCCGTAGGTTGGGGATTATTGATTTTCTTCATCACCTTTATTATACTGTCGTACATCTGGGTATGTGTTATCCCCCATGAACCAATAGCGTTTCTTCCTGATAAACCTGATTTTTGGTATCCCCGATTCTAAAGTTTATGCTCCGCCTTCCATTTAGCAGAAGCCCTTATGTGCCACTTCTCATAGGCTTCATTCAAATCAGAGAAATTCTCTAACAGGTATTTATGCTTCTTGGACATTCTATATTTCCCTTCTTCGGTAACTTCGTATAAATCGCTCCAACTTTGCCCAAATACTTGCTGGGCGTATGTGTCTCTTAATTCATAAAAAGGTTCTCTTTCGTATGTTCGTAAGCCAGCTTCCTCAAAGAGCAGTATTTCAAGTGGTCTACTTGGCATCTCCTCGCCAGGTGCAGGCACCATCTCCTGTAACGCTATTGGCATCATATGTTCAACAAACAACCAATGTGCCCAATCTTCAGGCGTTTCAAATGGTTGCCCTAAATAATCCCTTCTAGTAATAGCTTCAGTCATTAACCCCGTTAGTGGGCTTGCCCTGTTATACATAAACTTGATGAAAGGATTGTCTTTACGGCTTAAACTAATAAAATCTTGCCTCTTATCTGGTCCATCTTCAATAACACTCGTAACTACATCGGCATTGAATCGCAGGAAAGAATAATAGAATCCACCTAATCCAACATTTCTGTTGCCAACCTGGATTGTCATAAAACCTGGATACCTAGGGTCAAACTGAACCTCTTGCCCTAAAGCCTTGGCAGTAGCGGCATACATAATCGCACCACCAGCAGCCAATTGTCCTAAACTTCGTCGTGCTTCAGCCCCAACAACCCCCTTGCTACATAGATTGCCGACATACGCCATACAAGACCTGGTATATCTTGGTGCAAAGAACATCCAGCTAGTCTCCATCGCTCTCTGGGTAGAACCTAACCCTAATGCCTTAGTCTCCATAACCCCTGTCATTCGGTTAACATAAGTTGATAATTTCTCAACCTCGCCAGCTCGTGCGAAAATAGGTTCTAGTCCTTTAGCAAGTTCAGTTCTGGCTGCATCACCCCAGAATGTAAAGAACCTCTCAAAAGGAGAGTAAACCTTCGCTATTGGCTTCCCCACTATTGGAATCTTGGCTATCTGTGGCAACGCCTCATAATACTCAAAAGTTCCCTTCAGGATTTCAGGGTGTCGCATTCGTATTGCCATATTATCAGCCTTGGCGAAATATCTATTGGCATTATTCGGATGAAACAGAACATCAAAAGCCATAACTGATGTTTTAGCCCACTTAGCAGGGTATCTCCCTAACATAGGAAGCCCCTGAATAAACATCGGCGAGAAGTCCATAGCAGCAACAAGAGTCCTTAGAGTAGAAGCTACACTCTGAGTTGCTTTCCAGATTACATTAGGCTGCTTGAAACTAAACTCGTCCAATACCTCTGCTACTTCTTGTGGGAATAATCTTCCCCGAAATAGCGGATGCCTAGTGCCTGATTCAAACTTACCTAGTATATTACTACGGGCAGCCTTCAATGCTGCACTGTATTGTTTATCAAACCCATTGGCAATCGCCTTAGCAGGAGTAATCTCAGAATTTAATAATTTTGTTAACCGCCCAGCTTCTACCTTTCTTTCTTGTCCAGATAGTTCAAGAAGGTGCGTTATATCATCGCTATATTGTGGCACTTTAGCTTTAATGGCTTTAAGGGATACGGTAGGGATTTTCTCTCCACGCCCAACACGATTTATTAGGTTTTTAGCATATTCCAATCCCCTGACATTAAGCCTTGCTAAGTCTCGCCCCACAACTAATTCAGTTGGAATAACATCAGTAGGTAGCCTTCCTAATATCTTCACATTGTCTTGAAATTCCTTCGTTGCTATAAGCTCGTTTGCGTGGCGAAGGAAAGCCTTGATGTTATCAATCGGGTCTCTTGTATAAATAACATTATTATCTATTGCTTCAAGTTGAGTTAAATAATGCCTCGGTTTCTCAAACCTCACTCTAGGATACTTAACTGCTTCCCCACTAGCCTCTCTTACCATCCTGGGGAAATATCCAGCACCCTTCTCATAGAACTTTTGGTCTACCTTGATGCCCCTTTTAGTTAAATTCTTGATAGCTGATTCCCTGATATGCCCCCAAGCCTCCGTAAGTCGCTTGGCGGGTTCGCTTAAATTCCACTTATAGGGATGTTCAAGAACATCAACAATGGCTCTGCTTGCGTTCTCATATCCCTTATTCGGGGCAAAGGCGTGCTGTATCCCTTTCGCATCTATGTTAAATAACTTAACAGCATTACCATCGGGAATATCTGCACGGAGAGTTGATTCAACGATACCCTCAACTCCAGGGCTTCTACGTGCAGTCCTGTCCAAATAAATAGCAACTGCCTCTTGTGCCTTCCTTGCCTCTAGTGTTTCTCTTGGAGTTATTGAAGGATTTATTAACCTAACGGCAGCCTTGCCACCAGGAACTCTAGCCACAGCATCAGCCATTTTCCTTTCCCAGTTTCTAGGGAAAAGCCTCTTGATTGTCTTTTCAGTAGATTCAATATTAAATATCTGATTGTAAAAGTGTTTATCTACCTTAGTAGTAACTACCTTTTCTGCAACCTCGGCTACCTTCCCAGCTTTAACCGCTTCAACTGTTTTCCCAGCTACTCTCGCTGCCCTCAGTGCTCTAAGTGCTTTTATCCCCTTTATAATCGGTGGGCCTGGCACTAAGAACCATATAGGGTTGGAAATCTCAGCTACTAATTTCTGCGTTTCCGATAAATTAGCATAGGCAGTTGCTAATCCTTCGCTTGCCCCAAGTTCCTGTTGCGTAGCAGTAGTTCTAGTGCTCCAAGCAAAGTTTTGCATATTTGCATAAGCATCTAAGAACTTTTCTTCTTCAGGCGACTTTTCGCCCTTTGCGGAAATATACAAGGCGTTCATCCACATAGACCAAGGAATATCACCTGACCACTTCCAGAACCAATGGCGGTCTCCGCCTAATGTAGATGATGGTAAAATCCCTAATTCTCTTTGACGCTCAATACTTGCTAAAACATCGGGGGGTGCTTCAAACTGTGTGCTTAATTCCTTTGTTATCTGAGGAGTATATAACCAGGGCAATTCTTTGGCTGCCTCTGGTAATGGAACTTCCTCTGTTGGCAATGGTGGTAACATATTGTGTTTAGTTATCCAGTCCATCTCAGTCTGCAATGCCTTAGCCGCTTGAAAATTATTAGAACGCATCGCCTGCTCCATCTGCCGTTTCTTTAATTCCTTTTGAATATAAAGTTCATTCTCATTCGCTGGCTTATCAGGCGAAATAACCCCAGCTTCCATAAGATACTCTATGGCTTTACTCCGCATTTCTTGTTGTTGGGCTACAAACTGCTGATTAGCCCAACTAAATTTGGAGTCAACCTGAGCCTTGACATTACTCGGAGTAACGGGTATTCCATAACTTTCCAGTTGTTTAGCAGCCTTCCTACGAGCGGCGTGATAAAGATTATCCTTTAGCATCTCTATCCGTGCCTCTTTCTGGGCCATCAGTTCCTGCTGCTTCCGTTGGGCTTCCGCCTCAGCCTTTAACTTAGCTTCTAACTCGGCACGTTCAGTAGCCCTGCGCCCTTCAGCGAGAGCAGAAGCCGCTCCAGTGGCAGCGGAGCCTGCCGACCTATTTAGCCACGAGGTCATCTCCCACCACTTCACTTCTTCACACTCCTACAATAGTCTTCTAATTGAGATTCAGTCATTGTGCTTGCCAACTTCGCAGCCTGCTTGGAATACCATTTTGGCGTTTTCTTTCTTTTAATTTGTAAGGCAATACACATCAACCTGCGTTGTCTCTCATTAACTGATGGGATAAGTCACCTCCTCTAATTCCAGAGCTTCCTTAAGTTGTGCATTTTCTAATTCCAATTCCTTAATTCGTTTATCTTTACCATCATAATAACCTTGTTGATAGCCGTCTTTGTAACCCTTTGAATGTTCCTTAGAATGTTCGCCTACTGAACCCGCCAGCTCTAAGTTTTCCTCACGGTTATCGTCTTTGATTCCATTTTTATGATGCACAATCTCCCAAACTTGCAAGCATCTACCGAGGTATTTTGCCATTACTAACCGATGCTCCAATATGCAACCATCACAAGTTGCCATTGAGTAAAAGAAATTATCTGAAGGAGTCCAAATTGTAATATACCCATCTTTTGTTGTCCTTCTTCCACCTTTCCAAAGATGATGTTTCCTTCCTGTATGTGCTTTTGACATTTTTAACCTGGTTTCGTCACTAGGGATTCTATTCAAATGCCCACACCTGCGACAATATTTATTTAGCACTTCATCATTTCTAATCCGAACCCATCGTTCTTTTCCACACTCTTGACAAGCAACCCACATACGCCTACTTCGGTCTCTATAAGCTAAATCTTGTCCTCTTCGGATTTCCCCTATTGCTGGCATATATCCTCCTTACCTCTGCCAAGCGGCACCATATTGTGCTTTCGGTGCAGCCTTTGTCGGCCATAAACCTTGCGTTGTTGACATATAGTCCTGTACCCAGCCTGGCATCTTATAAGCTATCGTTTGTAAGTATTCCTTCTCTGATTCTGGTTTGCCCGCTTTCGTGTAAGCCATATAATACATAAGCTGGTCTAGTTGCTCTGTGGTTAGATTTGCCTGTGCTGATAAAGGTCTAAGTTCTTTTGTTTCACCAGGGGCAATTTCATACCCCTTTTCACTCATCCAGGCAGGTGTTGGGGCTATCTTGGTAACATTAAAAGGCCAATCCCAATACCTTCGTCCTTCCTCTGGGCGTTCTTGCCAACTCTTATATAATCGTCTTTGCCTGGATGATAATCCCGCATACCAATCACGCATAATATCCTCATACGCCGTGCCTTCCCACATACCAACAGTGAATTTGCCATATAGCCATTTGGCAATCCAATCTGAAGGATTCTCAAACATATAATCTTCTAAGGCTTCCTTCCAGGCTTGTTGTTCTTCTGCTGCTGCCATTTACTTACTCCTCACCATTTCGGTGTTGTCATTCCCTGAGTAGCCTGCACCCAGGAGGGTAAAGTTCCTGGGGGTGTTTCAGGCATACTACCCATCCATTGAGGTGTCCGCCTTGCTTTTGCGGCTCTTAGATTCTCTATCGCCCTTTCCCATAGAGTTCTAACTCGTTCATCCATACCACCGTATGTAATACCCAGGTTAGGTATATACAAGTTACTCAATATACGGTCTGCATAATCAGGGTCTTTATCGTATAAATAATCGGCATACTCTGGGTTATTAGCTATATACTCATACGAACTAACCAACCCGCCTGCTTCCAAATACGGAGGGATGTGTGCTTTGCCTGCTGCTACACCACCGCTGGGATAGGTCATATAAGGGCTTCGCTCTGCCCTTCTAGCCCATTCTGTTTGCAAGGCGAGGATGCTCTTTTCAGCGTGCTCTGGCTTAGTTCTACCGCTGGCTATCATATTCTGTATTTCAGATGCATAATAATCAGATACTCCAGGGTGCTCCACATAGTTCCACGCTGGTTTCGGCGTTACATTCAATGTCTGAGCGTAGCTCTTAATAAATGCCCCTTTCGCAGCCTCCGTTTGCTGTGCTGTCGCCCCTTTGTATCCTCCAGTAGCAATCTGTTTTAATAACCTCGCTATCAAATTACCCAAAAGAGCTTTTTGTTGTGTAGGTTTTTTGGTAGTTGTTGCACCACCAGCAGTATACATACCACTTAGTGTTCCTTTGCCTGTTACTGCTGTCGCTCCGCCTTTAATGAATCCTGGTGTTTGGTCTCCTGTGTATGCCATTAACCCTCCTGCATCCTTCGCATATATTCGTTCACCGCTTCTGGCCCGTAAGTCTGTATCAGTTCAACCACCTTATCAGGGGTTAATTTATTGAACTCCTCTCGTTGCTCTTTTGGAGTAGCTTTAACTTTCCCATAGGGCATCTTGCCTTTTTCTTTAAGTATCGCACTAGCCCGAAGTCTATATCCTGACGCTATTTCTAATGCTCTTGTCGCTGGATTATCCATCATTATTCCAAAGATACTTGCCCAGTTTCAGCCTCTTGTGGAAATTCTGCTTGCTCCATCCCTGGCATCCCCCGCTGTAGCCTGGTCACTGACGCAGCCCCCGTAGTTCCTGGCACCCCCCCAATCCCACCAGCAGTTCCTGCTTTACGACTCAATAACAGTTCCTTTGCCTTCTCCGCCCCTAACCTTTCAGCGGCATCTATAGCCACTTCCATTGATATAGCAGGGTCAAATATCCCAGTTTCAGCTAACTTCTGTGCTATTTCCTCGTCTGCTTCCTCGTTGGTCATATCGTGATACATTATTAAACATCTTTTAAGACTTATACTCCCTTGCCCGCTATTCCATAAGTTATTGCCCAACGACTTCCTCATATCGGCGGCTTCGGGAGGCTCTGCTAACAGATGAACCTCATTATCATAATGCCCCTTGATTACGGCAGGGTTTATGTATTCCCCCTCGTATGTAGCGATTTTATACTTCAAGATATGCTCAACTACTCTTGCCCCCATACCCATTAGAACAGATAATCCGTCCTCAAAGTTCTTGAAGGCATCCTTATAGCGAGGCTTGGCTGTGCTTAACTGAACTACATTTCCGTACCCGCTGTATGTGCCAGGAGAGCGATTCCCGCCAAGAATAGGAGGAGGTTCTGCTAAAGCACTTAACATAGCAGCGTGCTGATATAAAGCTGGAGGAGGACTTTCGCCTTGATGAATTATAACCTCTATCTCACTAGGCACTGCGTGAGCCTCTAAAGGCGACATATCAAAACCTGCGCCTTTCTCACCATATAACTTCGCTATCAACTCCATGTCACCTTTAAGTTCAATCCACGTCCATGCCCATTTAGAGTTAATAGCATCTATCTGTGATAGATTCCTTGTCTGCATCCTAATCATCCCCTTTTTGGAATGAATAATACTGCGGTATTGATACTCAGGCTTCCCTGCATAACTGCTACTTCCTAATCCTGAAGGGATATGAACATAAGGGCAGAAACCCAACCAATTTACTTGCACTGCAGGAGTAAGAATTGGCTCGTTCTCAATCAAAAAACATCTCGATTTAGCACTACAATAAGAAGTCCACTTAACCGTATCAGTGGATTTCTTACCTTCGGGACTCCATTTCCATCCATTCCGCTCGCACACGTCCTCGGCTTCCGATACCGTCATCTCGTAAAATTCAATAACCTCTTTAGGGATTAGCCCTCTGTGTGCTGGCGAGCAATAGACATTTATAGGGTTGGGGCAGGTCACTATCAAAGGGAATAGTGAAGCCCTCTTTTCCTCGAATTCCTCTAACTCATCCCCTTTCAATTTTGTAGTTCCCTCGCCATAAAAAGTATCATCCACAGCTAGCTTGAAGAAGCTCTCACCGTATTTCAATAATTGTTTAGCATTGTCTTTAATCTCGAAAATCATACGGTTTATCCAGTAATTCTCGAATCTCTCAATCTGAATCGCTTGGTCTTTGGCTACATCGCTCGTGTTTCTAGGAGGAACGATAACTTTAGGATTGTCCAATGTATAGTGCATAATGCCAAAGTCCACCCAATCACGAGCGGTAGAAGGTGTCATCTGGGCATAACCTAACTTCTTGGGGATACCAGCGTCATACACTAGCTCGTAATAGTCATCGTCTTCCTTCTGGATTTTATGCAAGGATTGATAATGCTCTATCCACGCTTCCCTCTTTATAATTATATCTTCTACTGTAATCTGCTTATCTTCCATAGTCTCCTCTTATTATGTCCTGATATAGGTTTCTAGTGCAGGCGTGCCTGTTAGTTTAATTCTTGGCAGTTCCCTAATCATTGGCGATTCTTTTAACATCTGATTCCCAATCATTAAAGCTAGAACCAAATCATCGTGGCTGCCTTTCGCCGCTTCTGCCTTCCCTTCCTTCCAATAGAAGTTCATCAGTTCTAAAATCTGTGGCTTGTATTTGGTGATTAGCTTACCGTTATCAATAGCCAATGAAAGGTCTATCAACGCTTCCTGCCTACTAAAGCCGCTGGTTGTCCAGCCTAGTTTCTTTACATTCCCTTTCTTATCCTTGGTAGAATACAGCCTCGGATAGCCCAGCTCAGACAGCTTGTTCAACGTGGCGACTCCGAGGCTGTTATTCTCTATTCCTGCAAGTGGGAAGAAGTATTCTTCGCCTAACTTATATATCTCGTAAGCAAATATGTCTGTCTTTAACTGATTTGAATGAATTACAGCACATACCTCCGCCTGCATCCCCTCCCTACCGATAATATTCAATACGCTGTAATCCAAGCCAACGCCTTCACCAACATCCCCCGCCGCAACATACCTTACCCCTACTACTGGCGGGTGGATTATATACACATACCCCCTTCTTGTCTCCTCTGGCTCGATAGACTTCTCTAGTAATCTCCGCAACACCTCCCCATTGAATACGCTCTTACCAGTTAACGGAGATAACGCTTCCTCTAACGAATTAGGGTATTCCTGCTTTAATAGATAATCGGGGTAATCGGCTTTCTGACGTGCATACCAAATAGCGTCTCTTTCAGGTCTTATACTCCAGGGATAGAATAGATAGACAAAGTTATTCTCTTTAGCCCGTGCGCCTCTTAGAACTTCCTTGAAGAAGCTATCAACTTTCGTCTTATCACTTGTGGAAACTCCAATAAACTTACCGCCAGCGTCTATCGTAGGTTTTAAACTGGCGAAGTTCTGCTCTTGAATCTCTACATCCCACTTATCCCATTCGTCACAGATGACAATGGTCGCAGCCTCTCCTATACCTGCCGTTCCTGTGCAAGGGAGAGTGCTTATCTTAGAGCCTAATGGGTTAAACCCGATACAACTTACGCTGTCGTAAGATAATGTTTGCTGCATCCAATCAGGGAGATTGTTGTAGATAAATTTACACTTGCTTAATAACTCCCACGCCTCTCTCTCACCCTTGCTTATTAAAAGAACGTTCGCATGCGGTCTCGTCAATGCTACCCATAAGGCGTAGCAAGCTAACAGCCAACTTACCCCTATCTGCCGTGCTTTTAAGATAACTATTAGAGGATTATCCTCAAATGTCCTTAATATCTCTATCAAGTGAGGCCATAGCTCAAACTTTATCCTTCCCTTTAGAGGGTCTCGGATATAAACATACTCTAAGAACTCTAACGGGTTGGCGGCAATCTCTATTAACTTTCTCGCTCCTGCTTTATTGTCTCCTATCTCCATTGATTAACACATATATAACCGCAATAAGTAGCACCACGCCAACAACTAATGTAAAATGAAATAAACCGTATTGTGGCACGCTACAACTTACTCCCAAGGAACTTCGTTATCCCATTCAGTAGTGACACTATCTTCAGGTCTTGTTATCGTATCAGGGCTGCCCCGATAAACTAGATAGGCGTAATGCGATATAATCTTCCTGAAAGTATCAGGAGACATACGTATCCTTGATTCGGGGCTGATAAATACGATACAATCCCCCTGCTTGACCGTTACTTCGTCAAAGGTCATTCCCCTCTGTTCCACGCTAGTATCCTCTCCCATATTCCCTCCAAGAATTCGCTTATTGCTTGCTTTAATTTCTTCATTAAATAGGGCTTACTGGCTCATTTTAATCAATCTATCTATAGCCTCCATCCTCCCTGGAGTCGGTCTTCTGCGATGCCATCACGACACCCATAAACCCTAAGATTGTAACCAGTAAGTCCACTGGCTCAATTCCCCAGTCCTGCCGTGCACTCGCTCTTAGCTTTCGCAATCGTCCTTATACACAGCCGTTTCTCTGAGTTTAGCCAGTTAATTTAGAAATATTAAATGCTCTGCTTCTAATTGAGTATCAACTATACTAGTATAATCAACGATTATGTCTGCGATGGTATCTACATCCATATCGTATTTATCGGCAATTTCGTGAAACGCATCGTGGATGATTTTTACCATTGGGTCACTACTGCTAACTTCTTTTATGCCGTCACCTCCAATAGTTCGCCTACCATCTCGAAATCGGGACCGTTTACCCCATACCACACTTTCCCCGCTAATCCTTTCCGCCTTAAATCCTCGCTTATATACTCCAGCATCGCCCTCTTCTTCGGATTAACTAAAGCTCTTAATATGGCGGGGTATTCCGTCATACCCTCCGTCATACCTTTCTTTGCCCTGTAACGCTTTGAGGCTTCCTTTTCAGCTTGCCGTTGCTTCTCTTTGTCCTTATACATATACACCCTTTAATCTAAAGGCATTTTGAACTATCCTACCAGCGGCAGCCGCATAGTCTTTCGTTTCAAGATTGGCTAATGTTATTAGAACTTCAGCAACCCATTTCCTATCAGGACTTCTTATTTCAATAGGATAAGCACCAATTACCTCGCCATTTATAACCGTGTTCTTAAATCGCTTAACTTTAGCTGTGTAATTAGGCAGTGTAGCTAACATCTGGTTTTTGAATAACTCAACCTTCACTATTTATCACCTCCTTAAACTCTAAAATTATATTGCGTATTTTCTAACCACTACCTCATAATTCATCGAAGGGCACCCCCTTTGGGTTTTCATCTGGGTAATTCCTTATTCAATGCCTGATTTCTGGTCAAAAGCAAGGCGATACCGAGCTAAGTTGAAGGTTTACTTGTGCTTGTTGGTTATCGTGCCACTACATTGATATTTAAAGGGGAAGTGTAGCTATGTTGTAACGCCTTAGCGGGCTTGTAATACCTTAATGTTATACCCTCGGTTCGCAAAAGTGTAGTTATACGAACCAAGAATGCAAAGCTAATCATTCCTGATTATTAGAACTACCGTTCTCTAGCTGCTTTATCTCCTGGAACTCCTCGTATGCCTTCCTGTATATCAATGCTACCTGGTCGGCACTTAGCTCACCTCGCACCTTGATGTCTAGCTGGTCCTTACTCTTACCCATTAGACGGTTGGCCAGGTCTACTAGACAGGCTGAATCACCTTGTACTGCCTTGTTTATGTACGCTGTGACTATCTCCTGTGCTCTATCCTCTACTAGCTTCTCACAAGCTCTTAGAATCTTCTTTATACCTACGGAACGTCCGCTTCTACCTGCTTTACCTGCCATATTATATCTTGTTTATAGTCGTTAAAATCATCGTGTTGTGTCTAGGTTAGCTAAAGATAACCCTCTGTTAATACATCATAGATACTACGGATTACTAAGAAAGCAGACTGAATAATAAGAGGCTTAGAGTATCAATCAGGGATAAGAAGAAGGTATTGATGTAGGCGGGCGATTTTAAGGCATAGCATCACCCTAGTATGCCTTCCACTCTATCACGAGTATAAAACAATGTCAAATAAATGCGAACAAAAAACTTTATTTCGTGCCTCTTTCCGCCTTGTTTCCTTACATTTAGCTTCAAGTTTAGAACATCAGTTGTATTGACAGTGTGTATGCGTGCGTGGTAGTGTTACAGCATCAAACGAAAGGAGGTGAAAGGATGAAAACAAGGAAATTAACGGAGAACGAATTGGAGTTATGCATTAGGGCCAGCAGAATACTAGGCACGCCTATCAAGCCAGGAACAAATATCACGGCCCTATCATATATCCTAGACGGTAAAAGCAATGAGTTGGAGAAATTATTAAAGGAGGTAAATAAATGAACCCTGAATGGTATGAGCAATTAGACCCGACTTGCCTAACTGAAGCAGAATGGATAGAGGGAAGTATGGGAAGACCACCATTGAGCGATGCTGAATGTATCTCCAGAGCTACCCGTATTGATAATGACTTTGCAAGGCATAAGTTTAGACCTGGCGAGCATTACGATAGATACCTAACAAAGCTACTTGATAAATACGAAATAGTCTTGCGAGAGTATTATTGGGGATGTAAATTAAAGAAGACCGCTGGCTCTGCGGTAAAATGAGCCTAACTTGTTAAAGGAGGATTGAAATGAGACAGATATTAGCAAGGCATCACCACTGGGTAGAAGGGGCTACCATAACTGAAAGCTACGATACCAATGATGATACTATTAGGCGTTTTACAGCCACAATAAGAGGCTGGCGCAACTTCCTAATATATGAGGGCAAAGTCCAAAGACACACAGTAGAAGCTGTTAAAAACAGAGTGCAAACAGTCAGGGACAGCATAGATATGGGCAATGAAAGTATCTTCTACCGTAGCGTGGCATTAAACGGGAAAGGTTAATGAGCCTAAGAGTAAACTAAAGGAGGATTGAAGGAATGAGGATGCCATTACAACCAAACAAGGGCGATAAGAGACGACAAATTAGATTAGATAAATTCGTCACTCGTTTAGCCAAGAAATTAAAATTAGGAGGCAAGCAATGAATAACTGGCAGCAATGCCCACGCTGCAAATCAAAGAATGTTGTCTATACAAAGGGAGCCAAAGGATACTGGTGTAGGCGATGTGGCTTTGAATGGAAGGCAGAGAATAAATAAGTTGTTAAGGTGCTTTGTGTTCATCTACACAATGTTCCTCGGTTATCTGTTGTGCTTCCAGATAAATCAATTCTAGAATAGTCGGCAGTAACTTCACCTTCCCAACCTCAATCAACGCAATGGAAACATCGCATAAATTCTTTAGAGTCTTCATTCGTTCCTTTAATTCGTCCATCTATTTATGCCGTCTCCATCGATTCCATAGCCAATGCACAACTAAACAATATACAGCGCAAATCTGTGCCTCAATTAAAAGCTCAAGCCAGTCCATCTAGCTCCTCACCGCTCTTAGATAAACCACCGCTTCCCTTAAATCCTTGAAGGCTACCAACCTATCTTCGTTGGGATACAGAATCACCGTAGGATTAGCCACATGAGCACCAAAGAAGCCATGTTGCTGGGCGAAATCATCGTAGACCCCGTATGTCCCCGTTCTTATAGCCACACACTCGCTCTCGTTATAGCGATATTGTTCTATCGCTGCTATGTGTTGATGCTCAACAACTACCACCCTCGTTATAGGGAAATTTAATCTTTGGTTTTGTTTAGGGCTATGAGTTAAATTAAAACTAGAGCCGAATCTTCCTTTGTGTAACCTCAGTATCGGATAGAGCATATTGCCTACTTTGAGATTCACAATGCCACCGTGCTTTGTATAAACTAGCTTTAATCTATTAGCTAGTTCTTTGTCCCAGTCCTCGCCCTCTGCTAAGGCAGTCCAGTAGTTATGATTGCCAGTCCCGATACAGAGAATCTTCTCTTTAAGTTTCTTTAACGTCAGGACATACAACCCCTTCTGCACCGAGATGGGCACTTGGTTATGTGAGCTACCCACCTTCCCTGCTTCAATGATATTCTGGTAAGCATCACCACCAATATAGGCTTGTAACCCAAGTTCAGTTTCTATAAGCTCCATATCAGCCTGAAAGGAATCATAATCGCAACCAAACATCCCCAAATGCCAATCGGCGGTGAAGGTAATTGCTATTGGTAACTGTGTGTCTATCTTCAGGCTTATCTCGGTTGGTGCGTATTGATGAAGAGCCACCAAATTGTCCATACTCTTGATGACTTCAAGATGCTCTTCCCAGGATGCCTTCTTGCTTGGATATTGAGGTAGCGGTGGTGGTTTTACCCTACACGCACACCGAAAGTCCTTGCCTAGCTGATAACTCACCTCAAACCGCTGGCATAGCTCCATCTTCCCTAGATGAGTGGCGGCATCCCATTCCTCAGCCCACTTTTTAGCTTCTTCAGTTCCTAATTCTGGTAGTTTTCGCTTCATAATAAGAAGCACCCCGCCAGAGCAAAGGAGTTAATCTCTAACGGGATGCAAATATAGATAAAGCCTAGCTCAGACTTCCGCTGTTACGCTGTCCACGCCTATGGTCACACTATCAACTTCTATCGTAATATCATCGTAGTCCATAATCTTAAACATAATTTGTATACAATAGAATACTTTTTGTGTTCATAAAAAGAAGGGGCAACTGTAGGAGCGACCCACAGTCCCCCCTTCCATCGTTGGCTAGTAGACAGTCCAGGTTGCGGTCCTGTTGCTTACTACTGCTTCTCTGCCCTCACTTAGGACGCACCTAAGGTTTTAACGGGTAGCCAGAAGCCAGCATTACTTGGGAATACGGCTGCCGTTCTATCCCAAACTTGGCTGGCTAAAGAGCGGGGATTGAAAGCCGAAGCTACACGACATTACTGCCGTATTACCCGCTCATAAAAAACAGCCCTGGCCAGACTATCCATGAATAGCCTGGCCATCCTACCAGCGAACCAATAGGAGAAATCAAGGGCTGTCGGTCCAGGGTTACTCGCCCCGGGGATGAAATAAAAACAGCCCAGATAATTCTGGACCGATTCGGGGCATAACTTAACCACCCTATTGTCAAATACTTTATCACAGCCTAGAATCATTGTCAAATCAATCCCGATTTTTAAGCCAACTTTTATAGTCAGTCCGCTTCCTTTGCTTGCCTGAAATATACTTAACCGCTAGCCTACATCTACGATATACCGCTTGTCTCTCTAAACTAAACAAACGACACAAGTCCCTCACCTCAACACGGTTAGCGTATCTTGCTATTATTAACTCTCCGTCGCTACAAGCCTTTAACCTAGCATCCAGTTCGTTGAATATCGCCAGGACTTTATCTTGATAGTAAATCTTATTGAGTGTCCGCTCGGATGCTGGCGGTGATGAACCCATACCCCCGCCGTTTATCTTGGCTATGCTGGTGTCTTTTAGTAATTCATAATCATTGTTTTCTAGGATACTACCGTCAGGGCTAATCCAATTCCCATCACAGATAATAGACAAATGCTTTAATAAGAAGAGTATCTGGTCTTTTTTATAGGAGATTGATTGTGGTGCATACCAACTATTATTCAATGTCTTAAATTACCCGCCTCTTCTTTAACTGCTTATAGGCTTCGTTTAATTCCGCTTTCCAATCAGCGTGAAATTCGCAATTCCCCAGCCCGATATGTGCCATACGGTAGATAAACTCCAACCTGTCGTCCTTCGGCTCGTCCAAAAGCAAACTCCCCTCGATTACTTTGAGTGCCTTCTTTTCAATAGTTAATACTTCCTTCATCTATGCCCCCCTAAAATTCCATTACAGATTGCGAACATCTTTTAGCAGCGATTTCACAGTATCTCTCCTCTATCTCTATGCCGATGCACCGCCTTTGAAGTTTCTTTGCAACTACTGCGGTTGTCCCAGAACCGAGGAAGAAATCTAAGATAATTTGATTTTGCGTAGTCGTAGCTTGTATCATCGGCTCTAATACCGCAATGGGCTTTTGCCATTTGTGGCCAACCTTTTCGTCTGTATAGGCGGGGCTTGTAATCGCTGGGATAGCCCAAACATCCTTTCTTAATGCACCTAAAGGATTAGGCATCCACGCCTTGCCATTCTTGTAAACAGGTGTTTTCAGTCTTTCTTTAGATTTATATTCTACTCTGACAGAATCACAATCAAAGCTAACTAACCGACCCTTTGAATAAAAGAGTATTGGGTCATAACTAATACCGAACCGCCTCCTCTCACGAACCATTGTATTGTCATAATGCCAGATTATTGTGTTTAGCCAAGTAAGCCCTTGCGTTTTCAATTCAAGCATAAATATATCGATAGTTGCCTGTCCGCAAAAAGTAAATAAACCACAGCCATCTTTAAGTTTCGCTACAACCAAAGACCAAATTGACCAATCCATAATATCATTAGTATCATTGGTTACTTGATACGGCGGGTCAGTCAATACCAAATCCACCTTCGGCAATTCAGGCAATATCTCCCTACAATCCCCGTGATAGATTGTTACCCACTTATCCTGATAATAAGGCTTCACTTTGTTTCATAACCCACAACACCTAAAGATTCACAAAACTTATGCCAAAAGACACTGTTCAAAATCCACCCTGTTGTAGTTTCAGGTGAACTAAGTTTGAGTTGTATATCCAACCACGCTACCAGCTTCTTTTGTGCTGCAAGAGCTGTTGTCTCATGGTCGCCTGCCAAACTTATTATTTCATCCTCGGTCAGTTGCCATTCATTCATCTATGCCCCCTTCTCGCTACGAATTACTTTATAGATAGGATTTCCATTTTCATCTCTAGCCCCACACTTTTGGCTAGAATAACAAGCTAAAGCGTGGCATACACCCTTTTTGTCAAATGAACATTTCTTCATTTAGCCCTCCTAAAACCATAAATTTATAATCAGCCAGCCTAAACACGCCATGAACACGCCAAAGAATATAAACCCTAGTATCTTCCCTTGCTCATAATAATGCCTCTCCCCTTCTATCTCTTTTATCAGCGGCGGGTGTTTCTGAAAAAAGAAGAAGCCTTGCGAGATGCCTATTAAGTAGGCGTGAACCTCCTCGCTTGTGCTGAATAATTCTTTAAGCGGTATTCTCATAGCTTCTCGTATATATTGTTGGCTTATAAGCAGAACATTCTTTATTTTCCTTGTGGCATTTTAGAGTTCCCCGTCTATTCCTCTCACAATTACCTCCCCACAAAGGATTAAAAAACCTACACATCGGAATTACTGTGGTTTCTCTATCAACTTTCGTTGCAGTTATCTCGCCTAACATTTCACCCCCTTAAAAAGCTCTTTAATTCTAATCATCGTCTGGTATGAAAACCCACTTACCGCTACAGGATTCACCCTCTGGCGTGGCTAACCAATCTTGGTGTTTTTGTGAAGAGAGGTATTCCAGTATCGCATCAGCACCAAGCTCATACACCTCGTAATCACCCGCCCAAAATATTGAATTTCTATCAGGGTGGGGATTATTCCAATCATCAGGTCTATAACTCATTTCGCCTCCGTCTCGGTATTATTTACTGCTTCCAATAGATGCTTTTTTACTTCGCTCCAATTAAGCAATCGCCACGAACTGCCCTTTACCATTTCTTTGCCTTCTTATTGCATGTTCTCTCATATGTGGTGAATAATTAGCATAAATAGCCAAATTTTCAGGTCGATTATCATCTTTTATTCCATTAATATGATGCACATTTTCATTCTTGGTTAAATATCTACCTAGCTTTTTCTCCAAAACAAGCCTATGTTCCATAACATAACCATCACCATCACAGTATGGATGCCCTGGTTTATAAACTCTTACATATCTAGCCTTTGTCAACCGCCTGCCACCCCTCCAACTAGGGTTTAATTTACCTCGTTTGCTCTCTCCCATCTTTGCTTTAGTTTCTTCCGTATGATGAAAGCCTACTGGTATACTCATCTTAATGTTGCCTTCAATTTCCTCTTTACTTCTTCCCAAGATTTATTATCCTTGCCGTCCATCCAAGCTGACCACCAGATTTCAACACCGTCACTGTTGATAGCAGCCTCTATCTCCTCACGGCAAACCTTAAAATATCTCCAGTAATCATCAGCGGTTTTGTCCTCTTTCCTTTGATAATGCCACTTAAACCGCTCAGGGTTTTTACTGTCTTCCATTAGCTCCTGTATTACCCTGAATCCCAGTCTCCTGTAAGTCCAGTCAAACCAGGTCGTTAACGGCTCGCCAGCGCCCGCTATCTCTCTTGCAAATAAAGACGGCAATGTATAAATATCAGCCACCATCTCTTCCCTTTCTATCTCTTTGAAATGCTTATGCTTCATTGAACTCCATTACCATCTGCCGATTTCTTAACGGTCATTCAAAAAACTTTCTCCAATTTTTTGACATACACTGATAACTCCGCAATCATTCTGGGGGGCTATTGAAACGGCAACCCAGATTTCAAGTAGTTTTAATTGCGGGACATGGGGAAGCCAAGGTGCATTAAATAATAAAATACCCTGAATCCTCAGGATTCTACGCAACTCGCATATTAGTTTCATTCTCATATGACGTGCTATCCCCCAAGGTGGGTCACAAATAACTGTATCCGCTACTCCCGTTTTAATCGGCAAATTATACATATCTGCCTTAATCATAGCGGGCATAAATTGGTCAATCGTAACATCCCCAAGAGTAGACGAACCTGAACAAACATGAACCACAAACCCCTTGGCTGCTTGCTTTAAAAATTCTTCAACTTCGCTAGGCCAAGCCCATGACTTAATAAATACTCGTCTCCCTATCCTACGGCTTATATGAGGGTCTTTTATTTCCATCCACCTCTCCAATAAGGCTTCACTCAATCACCTCTAGTAACTGCCTCATAAAGGCTCTCTTTTGCTATGCCAGCAGTATCTACAACTCCAATATAGCCACCAACCATATTCTCCATTATATCTTCGCACGTTATACCAACCCTTCTTACCGCACTTGGGGCACTTGTGGAATTCCACTTGTCCTTTCTTTAACATCTCTATTTAATCACCTCTGGTAAATCCTCTAGCTTCTGTTTCTTTTATCCTTGCCTTGAGGCTCTCTATAAACTCCTCTAATTCCAGCGGTTTGAATTGCTTAACCTGCCTTGCCTCGATCTCTATCTCCTCGTCACTACCCTCGCCGTATAGCTTGATAATTTGCCGCCGATATTCAAGCGTATTCCCTCGGAGATTGATGTTGCAGTTGTAGCATTGTGCGTGGCAACCTCTCTCATTAAAGAGATTAGCCCCGTGCCTGCCTGGTATAAAGTGTCCAGCCTGTAAAAGTTTGATATGGTAACGTCGGGAACAGGTTATGCACAGCCCAAACGATGAACAGCCAGTAGTCCTAAGACAATCACGCAGACGGATATACTTGCTGAATAATACCCACGCCACCTTTTTTAATTGACTTACCGTCTTACGCTTTGGTTTCTTTTGGACTACCTTGTAACGATAGGCAAACCGCCTGGAACCAGCAGTATTAATAAGCTCTATACTCCCCGTTAAGTTTGCGTTATGCGCTTTAGCTGTTATCTCTTTCTCCATTTACCACCTGTCATTTTGTTTACTCCTCGGCTATTGTTGCCTGCGCACTAAACATCGTGGTTATCTTCTTCATTTACCACTTCTTTTGCATAATCCAACATCCCAGGTAATTCCTTAAAGTCACCATAGGCAACTGTTTGGTCATCTTCATCCCTTATAGTGATTTGCTTATATTCGCCATTCGGTAACTTAATGACAAAGCATATCTTGGTACGCCACAGTGTAAGGTCATCTCGTTGCTTTACAAATTCACGACAAGCTACTTCAAGATTGTTAACAGTGGTTCCACCACCTATTTGTATTTCAACCACTTTAGCTTTAGCCATCATTCACCTCCTTCATTTACCTTTTGTGCTATCAAACTTACTTCCCTTGTAAGTATCCTCTCGCAAACTATCAAGTTCCTTCTCTAACTGCCGTTTCTTTCGCTCATATTCTACCCAAGGCATACCGCCGTCTCTATGCTGGATTTCCAATATCCTTAAATCACGCTCTAGTTCTTCTTTAGTCATTTCTTCCACTTTTCCACCTCACGACTTACCCCGAACCCGATGAGGTAAGTAGTTGATACGCCGATGAACCAGTCGGGCGGTTGTATCTTTACCCCATAAATCGCCAGTGCCAGCATATAAATAACCACGCAAGCTATTAATGCCGCACCGAACATTACCGCTAGCACTTGCCGAGTCCACGCCTTCGGGTCGTTTGTCATTTTGTTATCTCCTTCACTGGTCTCCAGCCTTTCTGCCACATATCAGCCTCAACTCCTGTCATAGGGATTTCTACTTTACCCTTAAACACACACCGCTCGGCAACTATGGAGAGAACTTCCAGGAGAGTTGTTTGTAGCTCACTAAAAATCTCTACACTACGGTTAAAGTCGGGTAAATCCTTCCTCTCCCAATCCACGATTTGCTTGGTGAGTTGCCCAAGTGCCTCTTGTATCTTCTCCCTCAATTCCTGCTCTTTAGATACTGTCATTTCTTCAGCTTCAGCCTTGTGTTCAGCCGCACAACCTTCAAGCTCTAACCGTTTACCTTCTTCTATAGCTTGTTGCCTATGAATAAACTCTTGCTCTGTCACTTGCCCTCCTCTGGCATCTCGCCACGTTTTAAGATTTCAACTTCCTCGTTTAAAATGCACCAACCATCGGTTCTCCCGCAAGATTCCAGCCATTTCCCTACTGCCTTCAAAGTTTCTTTATGTTCAGCATCGCCTCGCTTACGAAAAGCGACATCAAGCTCATAAGCATTCACCCCAAGCAGTTCTGCTAATCTCTCAAAGCTAATCTTATTATGGGCATAGTCATTGATAGCTTTCCCTACTGTCTTTAAGGTGGCTTTTTGAGATTCATCGGCTACTCGTTCTACTCCATGCTTAATGCCTAGAACAATCTTAGAATCGGGGTGATAATCACTACCCATGTATGCCTTGTTTAATTCTTCCTCTGTCAATAACCTACTCATTTAAGCCTCCTAACATTGACTTCCCTCTTCCTTAATAATCTTTTCCCGTAGTTCATATAGGGTGTCGTACTCATCCCAATTACTCTTATTAGCAATCACTTTTTTCTCTGCTTCATCCATAGCTTTCTCAATAACCTCTACTTTCTTCCACATTGCCCTGTTTTTCTTTATAAAGTCCATCTCCCCACTACTCATTTCACTAACCTCTCTTTGAGGAAGGCTTGCCACTCTTGAAATATGTTTTGATATGGTCTACTAGGCTTTTAGTAAGACCAAACGAGTCAGTACGAACTCCATATTTAGCATCAAACTCGGCATAAGGTAATCTCTCCCAATCCTCCACGAACTCCACCACTTCCTTTATCCCTTCCTGTTTGCCTTTGTCTTCCCCTGCCTTGAATGCAATATCCCCGGTAATTTTAGCCTGGTCTTTTAATAGATGCTCTTTGCATTGGTCGCATATTTCCCTTGAAACATCCTCTTTATATGTCAATGCCTCTCGGACTTGCTCTTTAGTCATTACTGTGTCTTCCCATTTTTTAGCTTCCATCATTTGCCCTCCTCTATTCATCGCTTAAAATAACTCCTCTTCTTCATCGTGGCTGCCAGAATCAATCAGCTTTATATCCGTGAACTCCACGCCTCTTTTTATATTGAAGCTCCATTGCATATTGTTAGGATTGACAGTGTCTTTTACTGGCTCTTTTACATAGAGGAGCTTTAATTTGTGTTCGCTTATGCTTATATATAAAATAGCCCGCTTGGA